GTCATGACGCGGGGGGGGGTGAGTGGGCCCAGCTCTCGCCGGGATGCCCCCATTAGAGGGCCTGGCCCCGTATCACGTCAAGCCAAGGGGCAGGCTAGAGGGCCAGTTGCAAAGGTGGCCCACTGGCCAGGGGCTGCAGGGGGCCATGGATGGTAGGGGCTGCCGCTGCTGCTGCCCGTGATCGCCCCCCGTAAGTGGAACCGCGCAGGCGCACGCGCCTACCACGAGACAGGTGAGAATCGGCGTATTGTCACAATCCGTCACAATCCGAGTAGGCTATATTCTACGGTCGCACGGTTGAGTATATTTTACGGGCACAAGGTAGAGTATATTTTACGGGGGACAAGTGGAGTATATTCTACGGGGGACAAGTGGAGAATATTCTACGGTCGCAAGGTAGAGTATATTTTACGGTCGCGCAGTGGAGAATATTTTACGGCTGGCAGGTAGAGTATATTCTACGGTCACTAGGTAGAGTATATTCTACGGTTGACAGGTAGGATATATTCTACGGTTGACAGGTAAAATATAATATTAAGAAAAAATTAAAATATAAAGATTTAAGAAAAATAAAATAACAGAAACGCCCTAATACGCCCCTAGCCGGATCCATAATACGCCCCTAGCCGGATCCAATACGATTCCAGCCGGGTCCAATACACAGCCAGCCGGACCCTCACCATTTCAAGCCTGATTCAGCCGCCGCAATGGCGGCTTTTTCGTCCCTGTACGGGCCTCCTACGTCTTCCCCATCGTCCTCGTACCAGTACCAGCCTTCCACGAGTTCAGTGCCCTTACAGGCCTCTTCAGAGAAGAAATCAATGAGAATCATTCTGGTTCTCCAAATTCAATCAAAGCATCACGCAGGAAATCAACAAAATGCTGTTTATGAACGTGATTAAAAACATGTTGTGCATAGGCACGACCATCTTCGGCTTCATAGGTCACAAAATCTGCCCACCAATCTTCTGTAAACCGTAAAAGTTCGTAGTCATTCATCATGATGATCAGCGCTTGAATTTAGAAAGGTGAACGTTCCAGATGCCTGCAGGGATGTCTCCAGGCCGATAAAGCACATAGGCAGGCTTCTGCATGACCATTTCGCCTTCCCCATTGTCCTCTGGTTCAGCTTCATCCACCCAGAAGCCTTTGCACTTGCCTTGGTCGTCAAAGATGCCAATTTGATACTCTGAATCTTCCATGCACTGACGCACATGAGAAATAAGATCTTTCAAACGTGCAGCCTGATAAATCTCTTGCGTGGGGTCAAAATAGTAGCCGTTGGAGGTGAAAGTGCGAATGGTATACATAGCGGGAAAATGAATAAATGGCAATTAACAGAAAAACGAATAATTAGTCTTCTGGGATGATGCGGAAGTCAGGATCATTCTCTTTTTTGATCCATCGACATTGATTAGTGCCAGGGATGACAATGAAAAGCTTGTCATGATGGTTTTGCTCAACAATGGCCATAGTGAGCTGTTTGCCGATGCGGCTTTTGCCTTTAGTGCTGATCGCGAGAATGTTGATGGTGTCTTGCATGATGAAGAGAGCGATGGAGGGGAGAAAAGGCCGCTCAGGCGGCCTGCAGATCTTCTTTACTCCACCGGACAATGGTGGCAACAATTTGGTGGCTCAGGGGCTCCCACAGAGGTGTGGGCAGGCCGTTGTGGCGGCTCATGCAGATGCGGCCATCTTCGCGCTTGTGGAGGGCTGCCATGGCGGGAAGCATGAGGGTGTCGCCAGCTTTGGCCTCGCAGATGAAGCGAGCAACCATGGAGATGAGCTGGTCTTCGATGAAGGAGGAAGTCATGGGAAGAAGAAGGTGGTGAAGCTCGCGCCTCGGAGAAACGCCTTTGGCGTTTTCGACAAAGCGCTTTGCGCTTGCCGATGAATAGACAATAGAACGAAAGAGGCCCCTGAAGAGGGGCCTGTAACAATTCTCAACAAAAGGCAGTGCGACCATTGGTATAGGCGTACCACTCTTTCTTGCCAGTGCTGCTGGGCTGAGAATTGGCCTCCCACACTTCGGGAAGGTCTTCTGTCTCAATGCGGGTGCCAGCGGGCACGTGGATGGGGCCATTGAGCGTGGAAATGGTCCACTGATCCATCACGGGACCATTGAGGTACCAAGTGCGGCTCACATGCAGGAGGCCAGTCATCTCCAGCGTGCGGGGGTTGGCGGCACCCATGCGCACCTGGATGGGGAAGGGCTCGTGCCAATCGGGCACGGTGACCGTCAGGCTAATGGTGTTGAGGCCGCTGAAAACCGTGTAGGAATCGGCGGTGGTGAGCTGCTCGACGGTGTGGTTGATGCGGGTCATGGCTGCATGAATGGTGGACCTCGCGGCCCGTTGAAAGAACAATAGGCTCAAACAGCATGCCTGTCAACCCTCTGGCGGCTCCATCGTCCATCGCGTGTAGTGACCAGCGGTTTGGTCCAAACGGATGAGGCCCTTCTCTGCCAGCACTTGCGCAGCCTTGATTTGAAACGCCTCCCTGTCTTTGCGTGATGGCACCCAAGGAACGAAGCAGGGGCCTGGCTTGTTTTTCTTGAAATGGTTCAAGAAGTGTGAATAGATGTTGCGCTGGGTGATGGTGAGAGCCTTCATGGTGGAAAGGGACCATTGCTGGCCCCAGAAACGATCAAACCAGAGCGAGGGAGTGGGCTTTGGCAATGGTGGCAGCACCAGTGCCCCAGTAGAGGCTTTCTAGCCGGTGGCGGGCAGCTTCAATGGAATCAGTGGCGCGGCCTGCATCGTGCGAGAAATATTCAGTGATGGCCTGGTAAGCGCCCCACATGGTTCCTTGCACGCCAGGAATGTCAAAGCCAATGCCTTCCCCATGGAACTTATTTGCCACGCTGTCCCAGGCAGTGAGGTCTTCCAGCTTCTTGGGGCGGGCAGTGGTTTTGTCGCCCCGCTTGTCATTGGTCATGCCTGCCAGTTGATCAGCAAACACTTGCTCGCAATATTGGCGGAATAGAGCAGAGGTGCAAGGCTTGGCGGCCATGACCTTCAGCTCCTCAATGCCCACGGTGAACTGCTGGCGCTGCATGTCAATGATCGAAGGGAGATGATCAATGAGAGCGTTGGCATTCTTGGTATGGCGAATGCGCATCTTCTTGGTAGATGCACCAGCAGCAGCACGGCCCAGGGCATAGGAGAGCGTGTTTTGGCACACCACGCGGATGGGACTGAACATCACTTGGAAGGCAATGCTGCCATCGTGCGAGGTGCAGCCAACGAGGTACTGGTGGATGGTGTCACCGGGAAGCACGTCAGCTTCAGAATTGTTCACCTTGGCGGTGAATGCCACCTTGCGCCCTTGATTGAGCACCACCACGGCATCCATCGTTGCATCTTCATGCAGGGCCTCTGCCACCCTGATGAGCTGTTCGTTTTGGACAATGGTGTAGCTCTCGCCTTGAATGGAGAGCACGTTGCCAGTGTCGCCACGGGTGATGGCTTGATAGCCAGGGATGGGCTCACCAGCAGGATCAAACACGGGAGTGCTAATGGTGTCCCAGTCGGCATTGGCAGTGGCGAAGGCCTCGCGAGCGGGCTGAGTGCCGTCAAGGACAGTGCCAAGCTTGTGCCAGGCGGGCTCATTATTGAAGAACACGCCGGAGGTGAATTGGTGGCTCATGGTTTTGAAAGGAAATTGGCTGACGAAAAGAAAATTAGTTCATTTGGGGCCTGAGGTCAAGCCCCTTTACAAAGCTTCACAATTCAGGGCATTTGGTCGCAGATGCCTGCGAGCACTTCATCCACATAGAGCTGTGCCTCGTGGAGCTTGTGGAAAGCAGCTTCACGCTCCTTGCGAGCTTGCTGATAGGCATCAGCCCCTTGGGGGTAGAAGTCGCGACCGTTGCAGGTGGCATTGGACAGCTTTTCAATGGCTGCATCAATAGCCTTGGAAGCGGCCCAGTACTCATCGCGCAGATTGGCGGCGCCAGTGCCGTTGAGATGGACAGTGGGGATGGTTGCCATGGGAGGGAAAGGAAAGGAGAGGCTCGCGCCTCGTGAACCAACAATAC